GCGAGGTCGGCCGCAAGGCGAACAGCGACTACCTCAAGGCCTACCGGGAGCGGAAGCGCGCGGAGCAGCTGGCGGCCGCCGGCGTCGAGCCGCCGGCCGACGAGCCGCCGGCCGACCCGGGGGAGGCGCCGGTCGTGGGTCCGATCGAGGCGGCGCTCGCGGAGGACATCCGGCGCGACGACGGCGAGCCGAAGTTCCTCGAGGAGGTCGCGCTCACCGTGGCGCGGGCGCTCGACGGCGTCGCGCGGATCCGGCGGCACGACCTGGTCTCGCCGCTCGCGCAGCGCCTGGTCGACGTCGGCGCGAGGTTGTTCCCGCCGCTGCCCGGCAGCCCGGGCGAGGACGACGAAGAGAAGCGCAAGGGGCTCCTGCTGCTGATGGGCGGCGACGACCAGGACGACGACACGGCGGCCGCCGGTGGGGCGTGATCGTCCCGAGGCGATCCCGCTGTTCCACACCCCGCGGCACCCGACCCGGGAGACGACCGGCAAGCGCAAGGCCGGCGTCGCCCGGGGAATGGGCCGCCCGTTCATCCCGTGGCAACGCGAGATGGCCGACGTGTGGGGCGAGATCGACCCGGCCACGGGTAGCTACTGGTACGACACGCTGGTCCTGATCGGACTACGCCAGACCGGCAAGACCACGTTCACGCTCACCGACCAGCTGGAGACTGCGCTCTACTTCCCCGGCTCGGTCATCCGGTACACGGCCCAGACGCAGACCGACGCGCTGATCCGGCTGGAGAACGACTTCTACGTCCCGATCTCAGACTCGCCGCTCTCGCTGTTCCTGGACCACCGCTACGGCAGGCGGACGGGCAAGCCGGGGTGGGACGGTCGCACCGGGTCCGAGCAGATCCGGTTCCTGAACCGGTCCCGCTGGGAGACCGACGCCGTCAAGGAGGAGAGCGGCCACGGGCCCGCGTTGGCGAAGGGCACGATCGACGAGGCCTTCGCCCACGCGACCGGCGCCGTCGAGCAGGCGATGCGCCCGGCCATGCAGACGATCGCCCACGCGCAGCTGATCATCGCCTCGGCCGCCGGCACGGCGAAGTCGGTCTACCTCGCCGGTAAGCGCGAGCAGGAAGAGGCCCGGTTCAACTCGCTCGTCGAGCAGTACGGGCCGCTGGGCCCGACTCGATCGCGCACGATGTTCGTGCAGTACGCGCTGCCCAAGGACATGGACCCGGCCGACCCGGCGTCGTGGTGGTACTGCCACCCGGGCTTGGGCTGGCTCACGACTGAGGCGAAGATCGCCGCGGCGTTCGAGGCGACGGAGAACGACCCGTACGAGTTCTACCGGCCGTACGTCGGGTGGTGGAAGCCGACCGGTGCCACGGAGTGGGTGATCCCGCAGGCCTCGGTCAAGGCCTGCATCGAGCACGACGACGACGCCCCGGACTGGCGCGGCGAGCCGGTGTGGGCGATCGACGTCGACCCGGAGCGCACGACCACGTCCATCGTGATGGCCGGCCGCGACGCGGTGAACCCTGGCGGCAACGAGCTGCGCGCATGGGTCGAGGTCGCTCTGCAGGACTCCGGCACGGAGTGGGCGGTCGGTGCCCTGGTCCGGCTGCGCAACGAGCTCGGCGGCCGCCTGGTCGCGATCGACTCCGCCGGCCCCGCCAAGACCCTCGCACCCGCCCTGGAGCGCGCCGGGTTCGAGGTCGTGCGCCTACCGGTTACCGAGCGTGCCGACGCGTGCGGCGGCCTGTACGACGGCTTCGTGCAGGGCCGGGTCCGGTTCGGCGGCGACGCCGAGCTGACGTCGGCGATCCGGGCCGCGTCGAAGAAGAACAGCGGCGACCGGTTCATCTGGATCCGCCGCGGCGACCGCGGCGACATCACCGCGCTGTACGGCGCGTCGCTCGCCTGGCACGTGCTCGACACCCGAGCCGCGCCCGACTACGACCCGGCAGACTCCGTCGTCGGCCCGAAGGAGGATCGTGAAGCTGGATCTCACTGACCTGCTCGACCTCGCCGGGTCGCTCCTGATCGTCGCGGCGCTCGCAGTGTTCGTGGCCCCGTACAGCCTGGCCGGCGCGCTCGGCGTCGCCGGCGCCGGGCTCATCGCGGTGTCCTGGGTGATCGACAACCCGCTCGCACCGCTCGCAGCCGCCTACGCACGCAGAGCGCAACTGCGCCGCGCCCAACGGAAGGAGGTGAGCTCGTGAGCCTCTTCCGTACCGACCAGCGTGCCAGCCTCAACCAGTTCGTCGTCCCCGGGCGGCGCGGGTCCTACCGTGGCCGCACTGTGCGGGCGACCGAGGCCCGGCAGCAGTCGGTCGTCTGGGCGGCGCAGCGGCTACGTGCCGACGTCGTGAGCTTGATGCCGGTGGACGTGTTCCGCGAGGTCGGCACCATCGCCGTCAAGGTCAAGCCACCGGCCGTGCTGACCACGCCGTCGGCCTGGGCGGACGGGCAGCCCATGACGTTCGGCGAGTGGATCGGCTCCGGGCAGATGGACGTCGACGCGCACGGCAACAGCTTCGGCATCATCCGCGCGGTGGACGCGCTGAACAAGCCGGCACAGATCGACCTGGTGCAGACCGAGGACGTCACGGCGCGGATCCGTAACGGCCGGATCCTGGAGTACCGGATCTGCGGCGAGAAGACCGACCCGCGGCACGTGTGGCACGAGCGGCAGTTCACCGTCGGCGGCCTGCCCCTGGGCCTGTCACCGATCGCGCACGCGGCGCTCGCGATCGTCGGCAGCGCCGGCGCGCAGAGCTTCGCGACCGACTGGTTCGCGAACGGCGCGATCCCCTCGGCGCACCTCAAGAACACCGAGATGCCCATCCCGGACCCGGAGAAGGCCGAGGCGATCAAGGCCCGGTTCCTCGCGTCGACACAGGCCGGTGAGCCGTTCGTCTCGGGCAAGGACTGGACCTACAGCCCGCTCGCGGCGAAGGCCGCCGAGTCCGGGTTCCTGCAGCAGATGGAGTACACCGACCAGGCCCTGGTCCGGTTCTTCGGGGTGCCCGGCGACATGGTCGACGTGGACTCCGCGACCGGTTCGGTGACGTACGCGAACGTGACGCAGCGCAACGTGCAGCTGCTCACGATGAACCTCGGCGGCACGGTCAAGCGCCGCGAGGACGCGATCTCCACCCGCATCCTGCCCTCGCCCCGGTTCGCGAAGCTGAACCGCTCCGCCGTCCTGGCGATGGACCCCAAGACCCGCGCCGACCTGCTCAAGGCGCAGATCGACTCCCGGCAGCTGGCGCCATCCGAGGCGCGCGAGCTCGAGGACCGCGAGCCCTTCACCGAGGAGCAGTACGCCGAGTTCGACCGGCTGTTCGGCGCCCGCAAGTCCGACACCGCGCCGGCACCCGCCCAGACTGGAGGCAACTGACCATGAACACCGATCTGCTCGAGCGGGCCGCGCACGCCCGTGCCGGCGGCGTCGCCCAGCGCGCCGACCGCCCACGCCAGCGCCGCAGCGCCGAACCGACCGGCTCGCGCGCCTCGGTGCACGTCGCCGGCGCGAAGATGTCGCTACGTGCCGACGGCGGCGACGACGCGCCGCTGCACTTCACCGGGTACGCCTCGGTGTACGAGCGTGAGTACGAGATGTGGGACTGGTACGGCCCGTACAACGAGATCGTCGAGGCCGGCGCCGGCGCCGAGTCCCTGGCCCGCGCCGACCTGGACGTGCCCCTGGTGCTGCAGCACCAGACGCTGCGTCGCATCGCCCGCACCACGAACGGCACGCTCACCCTCGGCGAGGACGAGACCGGCCTGCTCGTCGACGCGCCCGAGCTCGACCCTCGCGACCAGGACGTCGCGTACATCGCGCCGAAGCTGCGCAACCAGCTCATCGACGAGATGAGCTTCATGTTCCGCATCGAGCTCGGCACCTGGTCGCCCGACTACACGGAGTACCGGATCAAGCGGTACGACATCCACCGCGGCGACGTCGCGATCGTCGGCTACGGCGCCAACCCGCACACCTCCGGCTACCCGGACCTGCGCGCCCCCAGCGCGCCCACCCTCTCCCGCATCGACCTCGGCATCACGACCGAGGACGAGCGGATGCTCGCGCTCCGCTGAGCCGAGCCCACCAGCTGCTCGCACGCGCTGCTCGCGTCCCACCCCGCGCCTTGGCCTGGGGTGGCCGACTGGCTTCGTCGACTGGCGTCCCTCGCAAGCACACCCGCCCTACAGGGGCACC